TCCAGTTATATGAAAACTAAACATGATTGTTTAGATGAACTATGTTGGGTAGAGACACTAAAATTAAAAAAGATTGAGAATGTTGCTTTTAAACCTAAACTGCCTAAGGAGTGGCTAACTTGTAATACCAGTATGGTTCCTAATAACAACTGTATGAATACATGGCTAAGTAATGTAGAAATAGATGAAGTATTAGGACAATTAGAGACGAATGTACCGGGTTTTGATTACTTAGGTTCTGTCCCTATAGATTTTGCTACACTAAAAGATAAAGAAGTAAATAAATTTACTATTAAAGACTCCCTAAGTAGTAACAAGACTAAAATAGGTGTTGTTTTTAATACAGATCCTAGTTATAAAGGTGGACAACATTGGATATGTGCTTTTATTGACTTGGAGAGCAACGAGATAAACTTCTTTGATTCCTACGGCAGTAATGGCTACTATCCTAAAGAGCTCGATGTATTTTTTAACAAGTTAGTAGAAGAGGGACGGAGCATAGGACTAGATATAAAAATTAAAAAGAATCTAGTAAGACATCAGTTTAAAAATTCTGAATGTGGTGTATATTGCCTAAAATTCATAACAGAAAGGCTTAATAGTAGTTTCGAAGAAATAGTTAACAAGCCTATGCCAGATGATTCTATAACTGTGGAAAGGTGGAATAAGTTTTTTAGAACCGAGACTTGTAGACCACACTTTTGAAAAGCACTTTTGAAAAAGTGCGGTCAAAACTTAGATAAATGTATTTTGAGAAATGTATTTAGATAAATTTATAGATAAATGTATATCTATAAATCTATGGTTTCTATTAGTTATTAGTAGTTATTAGTAGTTATTAGTTATTAGTAGTTACTAGTAATATAGTGTATTCTAATATAATCTATTAGAATACGTATAAATTATATTAGAGCTTTTAGGATTTGGAGAAGTATAATTTACAACAGGATCTCTCTTTTCTCTAAAGGACCTAATATATTTTATACAGATACTAATAGATTATATTAGAATTACACTAGAATAACTAGTAGATATACATTTATCTAATAGATTTATCTAAATAGATTTATCTAAAATAAATTTCTCTAAAATAAATTTCTAGGTTTTGACCGCACTTTTTCAAAAGTGCTTTTGACTTACACTTTTTCAAAAGTGTTGTTTACAAAACTAGCCATCTCCGATATTACAGTTTGTTCATCAAAGCTATTATTAAATAATAATTGGTTAATGTGTGTATCTATAGGTATTTTAGTGTAAATACTAATCCACATAGATTCCTTTGTGCCATCACTAGTCCATCTATCATCTAATTTACGAAACTCTACATCATTATAGTTGTTGCTATAGTTGTTGTATAATTCCATAAATCTCCTTTCTTTTTCTGTAAGGTCCATGGTATATTTACTAGAGGTACTATTAGAAAAAGCTTTAAAACTATTAATTGCTACCGTATAGTGTCTTCAAACTTTTGGAAACTATAAAACCCGAGTTAGATTCCGTGTGATTTATCACACGGAAGTCCATATACTAACTTTGTTAGTATATGGTGCCAACCCGAAGGGTTGGCACTCCACGGTATAGAAAAATAAAATTAACAAACCAAATAAATTATATTAAAATCTTATATTAAAGTATAAAATGATTAAGTATTTAGTTGAATTCCTCGGTACATTTATTTTCTTAAGTGTAATTCTTAGCCACGGTCAAGCCCTCCCTATTGTCATTGCCCTAGCTGGTGTTATCTTCTTTGGTGGCTCGATATCGGGTGGTCACTTTAACCCGGCTGTCAGCTTCATGATGCACATGAACAACATCCTACCCCTCGAAGACTTCCTCTTCTACGTTGTTTCGCAATTAGCTGGTGGTGCCGTCGCTCTCATGTTCTTTAAGAATTTTGTCCAAAAGGTTTCCAATAAGTAAATATTACTATTACTGATATAAGTAAGAGGTTTAAAGAAATTTGATATATATTATATTACCTCATATATCAAATTTGAAAAGATGCCGCGTAATATAACCGGTGGTAACAAGCATAAAAAAGGCAAGAATTATAACACTTCGTCGCGAGAATTAGGCATTTCAGATAATGAATCTACATTCTATGGCTTGATTCAAAAAGCATTAGGTGGTGGACATTTTGCCGTACATTGTAACGACGGTGAAGACCGTATTGCTACACTCCGAGGTAGCCTACAACGCAATACTCGTATCGCTGCTGGTGATTTAGTCCTTATTTCGCTGCGTGAATTTGAAAAACCAAAGCCAGGTAGTAAACAACATTGTGATATTATAGTAAAATATAGTAGCCACGAGATTACACAATTGAAGCGACAAGGTATTCACTATAAGAATACCGGTAATGTATTTTCTGTAACTCTAGAAGGTGAGGGGTTTGGAAAAGATAATAAGGCTGAAGGTATTCAGTTTGATAGTAGCTATGCCAATATTAATATCATTGCCTCAAAGGAAGAAGAACAGGAAGGAGAAGAGGAGGAAGCTGAAGAGGAAGCTGAAGAGGAAGATGATGAATACGGACCTCGCAAACTTATTAAACAAAATATTAAGGATATTGCTGATATGAGCGATGGAGATGAAGAAGATAAAGATGAAGAAGATGAACAAGAATCATATGAAATTAAAAACATATGAAATTAAAAATATTAAGTAAAATATTTAAGTAAAATATTTAAGTAAAATATTTTACAAATTTTACAATTTATAGTTATATATAAACTATAAATTATAATACTATTCTTTTATTATTTTAGCACTGCGGCTGAGCCGGCTCTTGTTCACGCTTACGAGCTAAGAATAGGTCATCCCCTTCAAACATAGTCTTGACCATCTTTTCCGACTCTTCAGTCTTTAGTTCGGCACCACCGGCTACACCAGAATCCGTAATTTCCTTAATAGATGGCTCAGTAGCAGCAGTAGCAGCAGCAGCGGCTTCTTGGGCACCAAGTTGACCGGCTTCCTTAGTAGCTTGAATACGCTTTTGGAGGTCCGCATTCCAGATTTCATCCTTGGCTTGACGGTTCTCCTTGTACTTCTTCACGATTTCATTAAGGTGTTGTTCAGCATATTCTTGATTTTCAATGTTATCCGGGTTAGGGTCCCACGGTAGCCAGTAACCTACTTGACCAACAAACACATGAAAAGTAGGGTCACGAGTTTGTAGAACCTTCGCCTTACGTTGGGCTTCCTTAAGCGACTCAAAGACACCACGAATCTTAACACCACGAACACTGGTCTTGAACTCATTTTCATCGTTGAATTGCTTAGTGTTTTCCTCTTCGTTTGCGATAGCATAGTCAAGGTACTTATCAACCGTTAGTTCCACCAAAGCATCTTCTAGTTTAACTTCACCAGACTTTGTACGAGCTAGTACACTTTCAACAAATTTACGACCTTCAAATAAAGTCTTCTTACGAATCATATCTTCGGGGGATACAAAACTAAGGCATACATAGGATTGGCCAGGAATCGGCGGGTCTACTTCGAGATAGTCTTCTTTTAGGTTGGACATTATTTATATTAGAATATATAGATATAATCTTTAAATATAATTAACGCATTTGATAGGTACAGTGGAGTGTAAAAATTGATAAAGTAATGTAGAAATAATACAAATAAAATGAGACAGTTTCTAGTATTTCTAGCGACAACAACTTTAGCAATTGTTTTTCTCTATAATTCTCACTGTTTTCTAAGCTACATATATTACATATATTGTAATAATCTAGCACTAGGTTCTCCACCATGTAACTATCTATTAGAGTTGATCTACTTAGCTTCTAACGGAGTCAAAAGTATTTGGCTACATTTGGGAACACTAGTTGCTGGATGTTTTGTGTATGGTTTTAATAGGATTCTTGGTGAGTTAGGATTAATTAATCAACGACTAAAAGTTACAGAAGAAGAAATTAGTAAAAATCGTCTACATAAATAATTTTCTAACAATACTTTAAGTGCTATGTTTGGTAATAGTAATAGTCCATATAAATTAATATTCTATATATTAATACCGTACTTTGTATTATTGATATTATATCAATTATATAGTACACCTAAAACAACCAAGGAGACATTTGAATCTGGAGATTCAAAATCAACGGTTGGTGTTAGTACACAACCTTCTCCTAAACCAACTAAAACAGTAACACCTGTTGCTGATACTAGAGCAGGTGATTTGGCAGATGCCAAGACAGCAATTGGTAAAAAATCTAAACCAGAGAGTAAATTTTTATCGCCACTAGATGATAACTATAAACAAAATATGGCTGAACAAGATAGAATCAAGAAACAAATTAAAGAAATAGACGAAAAACGTAAGAAACTATTTTTAACAGAATATCAAGAAGCTACTAAGACTGAACTAGAAATGGAGAAATTACATAAACAAATTAAGGAACTCCAGGGTAAGCTTGATGAATGTAAAAAGAGAAAAGAATTATCTGCTGAAAAGTCTGAAAGCAGTGAGGCACCTCCAGAAATAGTGAAATCTAAAACACCTAAAAAGGAGATAACTGATAGTTTTGATAGTACTATGGATAGTAGTAACGATAGTACTACAGATAGTGATATTGCTAATAAAACTAATCTCCTTAATAGTGGTGCTAAAACAGTAGTAGGCTGCGATAAGGATAGTGAATGTAACTTATTCTATGGTGATGGTAAAAATACATGTAAATCAAATAAACAATGTAGATGCGAAGTTGGCTCTGGTGTACTATGCCAATATGGCCCAACCAATTATAAAGATACTAAGGATATGACTACTAAAGAACGTACTATATTTAAAAATTTAAGTAACTACGATAACTTTACTATTCAAGACTATAAGAATTGGTTATCGCTCTATAAGAAGGATTACTACCTATTATCGGATGACCATCTTATTAATTTACGTAAGGTGTTAAGAGGTGAGCCATTAGCATTACGTGATATACCTACGGGTGGCCTTAGACCGCCGCTCACATCTCAAAAGTACTTTGCGGAAATGTATGATAAATTAACTGATTTAGAACAGATAGTATCGCCAATTAACTCTTCTACGACAGGTGTTCAGGTAGGGTACAACTATAGCGACTATAGTGATTTTTCACCACCTACATCAATCCCACAATTAAGAGTAGTAAATGGTGAAGTAGAAAGAAAGTATAGAAGACCGAGTGCTATCAATAAGATATTTCCAGTACCATTAGAAGATGCTATTGGGCCATATAAATCAAATCCGGCCATGTAAATAGGTTACACCTATATAAAAATAATATATATTTACATAAATACTATATAATGAAAAATATTATATGTTTTTTAACGGTTGCTCCATCAAAACCTTTTTATGAATTCGCAAAGACATTAAAAAATGATAATTATGATGTATATATTTGTATTGATAGAAATGGTTATAAAATACCGGACTATGATTTTAAAATACCAATTATACAGATAAATAATAAATATAGCGAATACTATGGATATAAAAATTCACTTATGTACTTTAAAAACAGAGCATGTGCTAGAGATAAAGCCCTATATTATTTTTCAATGTCAAAAACTAAATTTAAGTATTTATGGTTAATCGAAGATGATGTTTTTATACCAACAATAAATATTATTCCGGATATTGATTTAAAATATAAAGCGGGTGACCTATTGACTAGTTCAAACAACATAATTCATAGCTTAGATGAAATGACAGATTGGCATTGGACCAAAATAAAAAATGATATTAAACTACCATTTCCTTGGTCATGTAGTATGATATGCGCGTGTAGAATTTCACCTAAGCTTTTAGAATGTGTAGCTAACTATGCCAAAAAATATAAAAGTTTATTTTTAGATGAAGCACTTTTTAATACTTTGTGTGTTCATAACAGTTTAAATGTAGTAGTTATTGAAGAATTATCAAAGGGTATAACATGGAGAGAAGTGTGGGCATTGGATAAAATTAATGAAAAACATCTATATCATCCTATAAAGAATTTTAAGGATCATATTTTTTTAAGACAACATCTTGCTAATATTTCTAAAACAACTACAACAACGACTATACACCCTACAAATAATATAGAAGATGTTAAGGAACTAGAATCACGCTTAGAAAAGGCTATTGCTATGAGAGAAAATATAGAGCTAGAAATAGCGGAATTACGGGTGCGTCTAGGTTATTAATTTTAAAAATGTTTTACTTTAAAATTAATATTAGTTTATTTAGTTATTTCTTAGTGATTTCTTAGTGATTTCTTAACCATTTAGAAGGGCTTGAAGCCGACTTGGTTAGCACCAATACCAAAACCGGCACCGAGGCGAACAGCTTCACCGGTGCTGGGCGAGTAGATATCAAGGATAGCGAAGATGGCAGCGGCCGTTACACCGATGATAACAATGTCTTCTACGTTGAGCTTGTTTCTAGGGATGTAGTAGGCGGCAATGGCAACAGCGAGACCTTCAATGATGTACTTAATGGCCTTGACGAGGAATTGTTGTAGGCTAAAGGAATATTCAACGTTAACTTTAGGGGCGTTCATTTTTTCTATATTATTGTAAGATAAAATTTTTATTCTTTTTATTAATTAAATGAATACAACAGTTATAATATTTATAATTTTATTAGCGTTTTATTTTCTATTATATCTATTGTCAAATAATATTATAGAAAGACATTTACCATTTTACTCTAGCCCTCCTAAACGTTGGGGTGGTCGCGATCTTCGCTGCTATCCTTACATTCCCAAGAAATTATCTCCTTGGTACAACTCATCCTATAATTACTACTACAGACCGAGATGCCTAGTAGGCCGCATGTAGTTATATATTAAGTCCATATTAGTCTATATAATTTATATATTTTTGTATATATAATTTATATATTAGTCTATATAAGTCTATATTAGTGTATATTAAGTCTATATTAAGTCCATATTAGTCTATATAATTTATATATTTTTGTATATATAATTTATATATTAGTCTATATAATATATAATTTATATTAGTCTATATTAAGTCTATATTAGTGTATATTAAGTCTATATTAGTCTATATTAGTCTATATTAGTCTATATTAGTCTATATTAGTCTATATTAGTCTATATAATTTATATATTAAGTCAATATTAAGTCTATATAATTTATATATTTTTGTATATATAATTTATATTAGTCTATATTAGTCTATATTACCCTTATTGTTCTTAGGCGTACGCGGTTTAGCGAGCGAAGCGAGGCTAAACAACTGAGGCTAAACAAAGAGGCTAAACAAATTTAATTGTAGTAGGTACTAGTTTGCTTGATAGTTACAAGTTCAAATCCTAGTGTATGGTCTTGTCCTTGAAAGTCGTAAGGAGTACCGTCGTACTTTAGCCAACGAATAGTGAGTTTAGATAACACACCTTGACTAGGGGTAAAATATTTAATACATCTATTGTTACCGATATCTGAGGATTTAATAGCCTTGATAGTATTGTTAGTAGATAGATTAGTGCTTATAGGATACGGGTTTGTATTGGTATAATAGTTACTAAGGGGTACTGTATTTTGGCTAGTATCTAATAGGATTCTACAGTAAAACTGATTGTTAATAGAGTTAGTAATATCACGATAATTTAGCTCAGGTATATCAAGTATAACATATTTTTCACCACTTAGGTTTACTATATTAGGCAAAGAGTAAGCGACATAGTAATTAGCTAATGGTCCGGCAACTAAAGGTAATCCTGTCATAGCAGCATCACATGGATTAGTAGGATCGTAAGGGGTATTGTAAGTTACTTGGTATGGTGTAGGCCAATAGTAGTTTTTCCCTTCTGATATTTGTACATAACTAGTATTGTTAGGATTAAATGCTCCATCAACTAGGGTATTTCCAACACCAATAGGGGCGGTTTCGTATTGATATATATTGCCACTAGGAAAGTAATTTTTCATCTTAAAACCCAAGATATTATAGGCACTGTTAGGTAATGGATTAAATCTATCATTAGTATCACCTAAGTAACTATCATTTGCTTGGGCGGGTGTTGGTGGCATGCTAAAGTAGTTAATAGGATTGTTATACACATTAACACCTTGGCTTACATAAAAGTTAGGAATTGGTTGGTTACTAGTGTTCTTATCAGTATCTCTATTCAATATAGCAAAGGCCCAATCTGAAACAATTACATACTTTAAAGTTTTGTAATTAAAGATTACATAGAAATCAGCTGCGGCAAATGCTGTACCGGTAACGGCAATCTTAAATGCTGTTGCCAAAATACCAGTGTTGGCAATATATTGTACAGGACCACTATTGTAGTAATTTTCATAATTAAGAGTACCAGTTACACCAGTATTACTAACAAAATCACTAGCTTCATAGTAACCAGGAGGTATTACAACTTCTATATAACTTACACCGTTTTGTCTAACACCATTATAATAATTGATAAACATATCTTGTGTAAAGGCTAAATATATTGTATTACAACTAGTGTCAACATTAAAGCCACTATGAGGTACATCGGCGCCAGTTAATTCTACACTAAGTACATCTTTATATCTAGGTATTTGTATAACATAGTTGTTGGGATTCGGGTATAGTTCATAGTTTCTGTCTCTACTATCTACCACTAGGGCAAAAGGTTGTTTAGAGCTATTAGCATGTAAGTTTTCATGGTTAGGAGTAAGCACAATGTCATTTTTAATAGATGGTGGCATTGGCATTTTTTCATCGAACCCTTGAGGAAATTTACTATATCTAGACATCTTTACTATTTACTAATAATATTTTTTAATCATATTTTACACTTTTGAAAAAGTGTAAGTCAAAACTAGATGAATGTATTCGTTTAGATAAATAGATGATAAATCTATTACGGATTATGCTATAAATCTATTTAGATTAATTTATTTAGATGAATATATGGTTACTAGGAGTTTAGTGTATTCTAATAAAATATATTAGAACATGTATAAATACTATTAGAGACCTTAGAGATTTGAGATGATACATTTACAATCGGTTGTCTCTTTTTTCTAAAAGCTCTAATAGTATTTATACATATTCTACACTTTTGTAAAAGTGTAAGTCAAAACTTAGATAAATGTATAGTTACTAGTGGTCTAGTGATGTCTAATAGTCTAATATATATATTATTAGACACCACTAAATAACTAGAGAACTAATATAACCTACTAGAGAACTAATATAACTCACTAGAAACAATCTGTAACAAAAGATGTATATTTATCTATAAATTTATCTCAATATATTTATCATATATTTATCTTTTTGACTACACTTTTTTCTAAAAAGTGTGGTTATAAATTGATATGTAGTATTTAAAAATAACACACATACACTAAATAAGCAACACATGGAGTCACGTATTACTAATATCCGCACTAAATTTAGTAAGAGTCTTGAGGAATTTCACCAATCTCTAGGAATTTCACAAAACGAAACCGCTTTAAATACCCCTAAGGATAAAAAAGTACTTAAAGAACCGCGCGTTGGAGAAACGCCGTTGATGCTGAAGAAGATTAATCGGTACAAAGTTGAACTTGGCAAGAACAATATGAAAAAGATACAAAAGCCTTTTACTTTTCATGGGAATATTGATGATTATTTGTCTGAAGCACAGGAAGTAAATTGATTTAAAATTAATGTAATTGGTTTAAAGACTCCTACATTTATTAACAATAATGGACATGGAAAATCTAGAATATTTTAAGCATCTAGAAGAGCTAGAAAAAGACGAACTATATTTAGATGATGTATTGTATCATTTTAAAACAGCATTAGAACTTGAGCGAGGTGATGGACAGCAGGTTGAATACACGGAAATCGAAGAAATTTATGATCAATACAAAAACTACAAGTCTCAAAAACTACAAGTAAAATTCCTTAAAATGATTTACCAACCCGAACAACGTACTCCGGATTGGTACGAAATGCGTAAAGGTATGATTACGGCTAGTGATATTGCCGCGGTTGTTGGTGAATGCCCCTATGGCAATGACCGTAAAGTACTTATGAAAAAGGCCGGACTTTCCAAAGATGAATTTACGGGCAACTTCTCTACCGAATGGGGTGTTAAATATGAACCTATTGCTTGTCAAATTTATGAAATACGCACTAAAAGCCATATTAACGCATTTGGATTGCTGCCCCACTATAGCAACTTCCAACATCAAGAGGACTTTCTTAATCCTATCAGCTTCTTAGGTGCTAGTCCTGATGGTATTCGTGATGATGGCATTATGCTTGAAATCAAGTGTCCTACTAGTCGCGAAATTACCGGTATTCCACCCCGGTACTATTGGGTACAGATGCAAATACAAATGGAATGCTGTAACCTAGATATGTGTCATTTCTTAGAGTGTAAATTTACTGAATACGCCCTAGAAGATGACTTTATCAATCACTTGTACCATAATGACCGCGAAAAAGGTGTAATAGCCTTGGATGAAGCCGCTCATAACTACATGTATCTTTTTCCACTACCTAAAAAAGTTTCTGATATTAAAAAATGGTGTGATGAACACCGCAATTGTAAATTTAGCTATTTCGAACTAGAAAAGTACTCGTGCGTCGAGGTAAAGCGCGACAGTGATTGGTTCCATAGTGTATTTCCAAAGATTCGCAGTTTTTGGCGCGAAGTCCTAGATGCCCGTGCTAATCCCGAAAAATACATCAAAAAAGAAAAGGTTGCCGCGACTAAAACCACTACGACTGTTAAGCGGGTTAAAAAAGAGGCCCCTTGTAAAATTCAGTTTGATGAATTTGAACAGTTAGAAGACGAATCTAATACAATCTGCCTTTCTGATGAACAACTAAATGACCTATGTTATAACACGGAAACAGCAAAGTCTAGTAGCAACAAAGAACAATCGGTTTCTGTGTGTTTAATTGACGAAAATAGTGAATAGTATCCCACTAAATATCCTTAATATTGTGCTTTTTATTATATGAATACAATGACAATTTACTATCTGTAGTACTATCGGAATCATATCCGTCTTCTAAATCCTCTTTGTCTAAATCCTTACTAATTAGCTTCCTACACATTTCTCTACTTACAGTCTTATCTTTTGCGTTATTAAAATTAAATAGTGCTTCAAAATGATCTTTGAATAAAAACTCGAAAATCTGCTTTAACGTAACATTGGTATTAATTATATTCCTACTACCAATGCTGACCCGAATACTCTCTAATAAATGCTTATTTGTAAGTCTACCTTCATAAATAGATTCTAAAGGTGATTTATCCAATGTGTAAAAATATAGTTGGTTTTGTTTCCTATAACCCTTTAATATTTTACTAGTATCTATCTGTATAGCAATGAGATTAGTATTTGTTGAAATTACCATTTCTGATACTGAACGGACATAGTTTAGTCTAAACTTGGTAATAATCATGTCTAAATCATCATCACTATCTAAATCTAGCTTTTTCTCTGTCATAAATGCTAGTAGTGCTCCGTGCTTCTTTGTATATACTGATAGCGGGAATAATAGTATTTTATCGTCAGGTAATGCCTTGGTAACATTATCAGAGTATGAATACAAAAACAGCCAATAAATTTTTAACGATTGTGATTTGTTTAAAGCATCAATTATAGAACTCATTGTCTCTAGTTGTATTAATTATTGTATTCTTAAAATCAATTTACACATGTATTGTAAATTTGGTAAAAGCAAAAATAGTAAAAAATAAAATCAAATATAGTATTAGATAGTATAATGACATCTGTTCAAACTACACCCCTAGAAAAACCCTTGTTACAATATAAACTAGAAATGGCCTCATTACCTATAGTTTTAGAACACCTAAACAATAATAAACTAAAGACTATTTCTTCTAGTACCAAAATAATAAAATACGATTTAGATAAAGTAACACCTTATAGTGCCTTTATCGTTGATGGTAAATTAGAGGACGATAAGAAATATACTTACTACATACATAGCAAAGGTTACTATAAAGTAGTCGAATTATACAAAATCCCTAGACATATTAATACTGATTTAGAGGCCTTTACACTAGACTACAAGAAAGCCAATCTATACAAGAAACAAAGTCTATACAATATGGCACTTTTAGAAAAAACTAGATTTGATTTAGATGTTACTGCTACTGAAAATAAAATAAAGGAAAATATTAAGAAATATACGACAATCGAGTCTGATTTAGAAGCTAAAAAGGCCGTTTTAGAACAAAGATGGAATGCCGAATTAAAAGCCCTATATGACCAAAAGAGCAAACTTATCCACCAGAACAAAGAACTATATCAGGCTAGATTAAAAATATCCAAGGTTTTCTATGGACAACCTAAAGAGGCGCAATTAGAACATCGTGTTAAATTTTTAGAAAGTTATAGAGAAATTTTAGAAGGGTATAGTGCTAATAGAGATTTAATTGTACAACTAAATGAAGACATAGAGCTGTTAGAAAAGAAGGCCGGTTTATACATATCCGAAACATTCTTTTACTATCCTACATCTATTTTAATTATCAAATCTACTGACAAAGAAAACTATGATGCCATGTTAGGATCCAGTAATAAAGTCGGTGGTTCTTTAGATGATAGTGAAGTTAAAGGGGGCAATAAGAAAAAGGATGTTGATTATGAATTAGAATATCTAGATCTAGACAATTTAGAAGAAACTGGCGAAAGTATGAATAGCGACTATAGAAATATCAAAGAACGTATTAAAAAGATTAGCAAAAAGAGCACAAATATCAAGAACAAAGAATTGGTTACAAGTGTAACTAAAGAAATAATGGCCTAATAAATTTCTAGAAGGGCCTAGGAAGGGCCGAAGAAGATTTGATTTTGATATGGTTCGATTTTTTTAAAGGTTTTAGTAATTGTTACTTCGCTAATATTACACAATTCATGAATCTTCTTCTTAGAAATAGGTAAATCTAGTGTCTGACAAATTAGATAAATACAACCAATAGCAATTGAAGGTGGCGTATGTTCTTGTAGAATCTCCATTTTCTCTACCTTCCTAGCAAAATGCTTACATAGAGTAATCATAGAGTTTGACATTTCTAATTGCTTACAACACTGAATAATGTAATCATCAATGTTAGATGTTTCGATATTGTATTGAAAATCCGTATGGTACATCATTTTAACAAATGTTTTACACCCCTCCGTAATATTAGAACCAGTCATTTTAAGACAATCAGCAATAGCTTTAGTCGTAATACTAAAACCATTGTTTTTGCTACTAAATAGGATACATGCCCCAACCAGAGCATTGCGATTTTTACCACGAGTATTAAATTTTTCATGTAGAACCTTGTAGAGTGATTTAGCATCCATAGTAACACTACTAGGAAGATTTAGCTTAGTACAAATGTCTTGAATTACTACAAAAATAAGGCGCAATGACCGTTCCTTATAAGGAATGGAATTCCAAGCGTGTAGCTTACCCATATAGCTATTTGTTTTACCCCTAATTACTGTAGAGAGTGATGATTTGGGCAATAGGGGGTCTACGGGCATACCACAACGGTTCGGGTCACTGCCCTTAGAATCATCGGCTCCATAGTAGCGCCATTCGGCCGATTCATCAATTAGTTTGATATCATTGTATAAGATACCACACTCTTTACAGATAACATCACCATTTACATTAGATAGTTCCAAGTTACACTTTTTACATAATACAAGTGAATCCAAATCATCATCTTGTTTATAGGCATTATGAATCAAGGGCTTGTCGGATTCATCTTCAAAAAAGCCGTTAATAATGTCCTGAATATCATCGGTATCACCCATTTCTAGAAATTTATCTGTTAGAGCACTGCTATTTACATTATTAAATAGTTCATCAAGAGAATTTAGATTATTCATTGATTTTATGATGTGTTTAATTGTTTTGATGGTATATTAATAATTTCAATTTGAATGACTAAAATAATTTTCTACATATCCTATAAGGATTTTACCCAAAACAACAATGAGTATAAATTTAAGTCAAAGAAAGGTACAGTTTAAAACCGATAATTTCTATAGTATTTTAGATAACTTATATCTATCCGACCAGATTCCTAGTTTTGATGAAGAGACACTCAATAGTAATAATATAAAATATCTAGTAAATTTAACCAAGACTACACCCTTTTTATTTAAAAACACTAGTAACTATCACATAAAATTTATGAACAACATACATTCTTATAGTAGTGATCAATTAATACAAAAAATAGATGAAACTATTAAACACATATTTAAACTATTATTAAATAAAAAAGGTGTATTAATTTATTGTGAAAATGGTTCTAGTAAATCACTAGTTATAGTTATGTGTTTTTTGATAAAATACTATAGTTCAACTAAGATTCTAGATATAGAGGATACAGTTACCTTCATTAAGTGGAAAACTGGGATAGATAACATAGATTCGTGTGTCACTATGAATATTGTAAAATTGTATAGAAATTATTTAATAGAAAAAAGGGAATATACTAGTGAATCTAGTAATAGTAGTTCCGAAAAGGAGCGTATTAAAAACAAACGTACTAAAATAATTAAACTTATACAAAATCACCTAACCAAAAAACATTGATTATAAAACAATGAATAAAATCTATAATAATTATAGAACATCATCATAATGGATTTATTTTCACTAATTCGTTATTATCTAGTCATTTTAGCAATATTTTTCTTATACATGTACAACACGAATACTGCTTGGTACGATAACAAATTTATATTCTTCTCCGCTACAGTCTATGTGCCATTTTTAATATTTACAACGGCTCTGATGAAATTCTAATTTCAACCAAATTAACAATAATACAATATAATTTCTTAATTCCTATTAGTAATACACTATGAAATTATTAATAGTAATTTTATTTGTCCTATTTGTACTATTATATCTACTAAGACACCGCCAAATCAATGAAGGTTTTACTGATAACAAATTAATTAAAGCCTTTAAAATAAGGATTGGTTTATTTTACGACAAAGACTATACATCCTATTATAACTTTGTGTATAAAATGAGTAGTTTTATACCTATCGAAATAGTGAAATATACCGACAGATTTCAGATTTTTTATGAACTAAAACGCAGAAATGTCGATTTCATATTTACCAACGAAAAGGACTACTATGTTTATTGGATTAACCAAAACAAGAAAAAAAAATCAATTATTGATTCAATGCGAAGAAATCCCGAAATACAAGCAATTACAATGGCTTTTTATCAATATGTATTTATAATTGCCGATTATAAAAAGATAATAACTAAAAATGATATTAATGGCAGTGTAGTAGCTATTATGGGGAAAAATAGTTTAGGTCAGGATTTCGAGATAGAATTGTTTGAGAAATTCAAAACAAATATGATCTATAGAACGGGTGATTTAAAAAAGGATTTCGATAATTTGTGTAAAACCACCGATATTCTGTTATCAATTAATGAACATCCTAGTAAACAACTTTTACAGTATTCTAACAGCAAGGAAATATATCTAATTGACATTGATGAATTCGAAACCTCTAAAGACTACTACGATAAATATTTGTTCCTAAACAAGAAAAAAATGAAACTTACCTACTATCCCGAAATATATCAACGCTATAATTCTATTAACCGTTTAGGTTCGCTACTTATTGATACCAGTCCCTATATGAATGCTTTTGCTGTTAAAACCCTATTGATGGGTCTAGATACAGTTAGTAATCAGTATGTATACGAGTTTATGAAAGTATACTACAATAATATCTTTGATGCTATAGAAAAAAACATATATTTTAACAATTTTACTGATATAGAAATGTCTGCTAGTAGATTAGCCGGTCCTAATGGTGTTCTAAACATCCACGAAGGTGCTAGAAAATTCTATACAAAAGTTGGTAACTATACATTGAACTCTAGTAGAAAGTGCGATTTTCTCAACACCGAATGTACCGATGATGAATTAGCTAGTTTTGGCGATTATGTCCCAGAAGCTCATTAAATTAATTCTAATTAAAAAGTATTTCTAATAATAAGATAGAACCAATGGAACCTTTTTGGTATAATGATTTTAGTGCCTTATATGACCCTAAATATGTAACTAAATTCTTCCCTAGCAAAGACACGACACTTGCTGAACGACTCAATGCCGGTGTAAGATTCACTTTCTACTTCTCTATCCTCATGTTTTTATACAAGGGTACGACGTCGAGTTTATTTATCACTATCATTGCTTTAGGCATAACTTACTACATTTGGCAACGCCAGCCTCCCGAAGAACTAAAGTTCAATGAAGCCTTTAACGGTTCGGCCGTTATCAACAACCTCAGCCCTACTTACAACAACCCTTTTATGAATCCCAATTTAGTTGTTTTAGACCCCAAAACATTTTTAAAGAAGGACAATAAAGTACTTAAATTTGATGTAAACCACCACATAGACAATAACAACGATGTTGCTATCAAGGCCGCCGTCGAAGACAAATTTACTGCTAGATTATACCAAGGTGTAAGTGATGTATTTAACAAGGAAAACAGTCAACGCCAATTCTATCACGTACCCTCTAGAACCTATCCTAATGACCAAGGAAGTTTCGCCAAGTGGTGCTGGGGTGTTGATAAAACCTGTAAGTCTGGTGATTGGCCCGCTTGCCTACAATACAACGATGAACTTAGAGGCCATGCTGATGTCAATGATATCAAACAACCTGGACCCAGTAGTGTCACTCTTAGAAAGGATTGGTTTTAGTAGTGTTCTTTCTAAATTATTCAATAAATTTATATAATATAATTTATATAATATTATATCACATAATACTATATAAATGTATAGTGACAATGAAGTAATATTAGATTATTTAGTCAAAACTGATAAAGGAGATTATAATTTAACAATCATTAAAAAGTTTAGCTATCCTAATACAAAATCTAATATTTTAACCTTTGTTCACAAAAACACCCAACAGGTAGGGTGTTTTAGTGACAAATCTGTTACCATAGATGAACTATGGTTAAAAGACCCAATTTCTTTAAGGGCAGATTCTTACACTGTTTTATTGGGTGGACTACAAAAGGGTTGTGTAGAAATTACATTTACTAATCCTAATAATATTAGACCGGACATTAGAGAAAGATTAAATATAGATTACGGGGTAGCGACGATTCAACATATAAATACTGGTAAACAATGTAATATAGATGGCACATTGCCGGAAGGTACTGGGACTAAACATATGGTGATGACAGCTATGTATATTGTATATCATACGTTTCACTGGATTAATAGATTTAAATTACGTGATTTTAGTTACAAGGATTGTATGGATGGAGACAAGTCTACGGCTTTTAGTGTACTTAGAATGTCACTAGTATTACATGGTAAAACCTGGTATGAGAAAACATTTAACGCAAAACTAAGTGGTAAAAATTATGAACAATACATATCTGGTGTAAGAAAATTAGAAATACCTAGCGAGAAGATACCGTGGGATGATTTCAACACAATAATCAAAAATAAATTAACTAGAAATAAAGAAGTTGTAGAAGCTGTTTATAAACGTACTGATACGTACAAAGCATTCTTTTCAGAATTGTCAAAGTCCTTAAGTAAAACTGAATTATGTTTAACTATTCAACCGTGGTTAAATGACTTTGTTGATTATGTACTCGGTTTTTACATTGAATCTTTGGGAGATTGGTCTATAGATGGTAAAAAATTAGAAAATGATGAATATAGACCAATACGCTTAGAACCATACAAGACAAAGGCACCAAATTACCTCTACGATAACTACAAAGAATTCTTAAAAACTAGGATAGTTCGGGGTGGTTATCAGTTTTTCTAATACTTGATTTGGGACAATGATTTTTCCATAATTCTGTAACATTAACACCCTCTTTCACCTTTATCCTTATTCCAGTCATGTATCCACCCTTATTTAGTGTGGATATATCAGTATAATTAGTATCATTAGTATCATTAGTATAATTAGTATCATTAGTATCATTAGTATCATTAGTATCATTAGTATCATTAGTATCATTAGTATCATTAGTATCATTAGTATAATTAGTATCATGTTTAGCCAAAGTTTCTATTTCAATATAGTAATTATCGCCAAATAATTTTTTCATTGTTCTCTCGACATAATCTTGTATCCTTTTATAATTATCTCCACCCTCGTCCAAAATTTTGTTATACAAACAATATGGTGTTATATTGTACCCACCTATCATGATTAAAGATGACTTTGTCATTCCATCATTTACTCGATTTTTGTCAACCACTAAACTTTCTAATATTTTTGGTTTCATAACAAACATACTGCTAGTATGATGATGTTGTAAATAATATTCAAACTCTAACTTATTTATATAATAGCTATTTGGTTGTTCTAATACTTTAACACCACTTCCTAGTGGATTAAATATAACTAACTCCGTGGGGTTGAAACCGCCTTGGTTGAAATGAAACGCCGATTTTATTCTAGGAGCTATATATCCATCTATTTGTCCACGAAATAAATCTTTTAGAAACGATACTGATATTGCGTCGGTTTCTGTTTCACCAATTCTAATTCCCTGAGTTTCAAATGG